CATTATTCAGAAGATAATCCAAAAGGCAGTATGCCGGGTTATTGGAGTATTCATAGGTAGCGTTAAGTGTGTATACACCACCTGATTCAGTAATCCTGCGAACCTTACGACCTTTAACAAGATACAAACAATCCGGTGAGCCATTATAAGCGGGGTTGTCGCGGTTAAGGCGGAATACGTTAGAGACATATGCTGCTTTAGTAAACTTGTTAGTGCCACTAGAATCAAAGTTAGCAGTTGCCACTGCATCGGCTGTACCGCCAGAGTTAAAGGCTTTGATACGGTGTTGGAACTTGGTTTTATCTTTTTCCATTTCTTTAGTAGAACCATTGAAATCAAGATTATCAACCAGAACGTGTTGTACGCTCTCAATACCTTCATAGCACAAAGCACCTTGTTGAAATAGGAACTCGTTCTTAGTGCCAGAAACGTTAGAGTTATTAAAGTTTGCTGTGAAGGTGCCATCACTGTTTTCAGTAGCCGAAGTGTAGTTCGGAGAAACGTGGTGGCGAGTCAAAATAGGGCCAATAGCTTGCTTACCGTAAACAACAGGAAGCGCCGCCGCTGTATTTGACTGAGTAAACTTGAGTCCTTTGCGCTTATCTGCTTCAGCTTTCTGTTTACGATACTGAGATTGCTGATAAGCAATAGAGACAATAGTCATAAATATTCTAAACTCAATACCCATCAGATTTTCCCCCATTTAACTAGAGTTTCGGAATCCTCAAAGATTCGGTCATATGCTGTATCTGTAGCGTCAAACTGGTCCATACCATCACGGGACACCATAACAGTCTTCACTTGGTCCAAGTCAGCCATCGGAGAGGTACCCTCAATAGACGCAGTCTTGGTCTCCCAGTCGATTGCAACTTGGGGAGAATCCACATAGCCGCTGTAAATAGACACGATATCGCCAGCCCCAGTTAGGGGGTCTCCATTAGAGTCGCAGAAGCCAACATAAACATTTATTGCTTTACCAATGACACCACTACGGAATTCCGATTGAAGTGTGTCATCAAGGTCCGTTAAGACAACCCGATAAGCTTCGCGGTCAACGATAGAAGAGAATTGGGGAGAGTCAACTTCAAACAGGCCACCATCTGAGTTCCAAGTCTTTGAATCCCAAGAGATGTCCCGATAGAAGGACGTAAAGTTATAAGTGCTGCCTAATACAAGCTCAATAAGGAAGAAATACTTCACCCTATTTGAGCCGTTCAGGACAGTCTGAACCGGGGTAGAAAATGAGCGAGCCATTAAATCGCCTCCACTAAAGTCACTGTGCCAATACTTGTCAGGACACCATCGGTAAACGTGATGCCTTGTTGGTTGTCAATACTACGATAATATGTTAGGATAGCTTGAGAGCCTGTCCGAATTTGTTCAGTTGAGTTAACAGCAATACGAGCCGCCGGATAGAAGTTGAGGGTCTGGTCAGTGCCAAGGCTCAGGTTCAGGTCCGAGGTCGTAATGTAGATTTTGTCGTGTGTGCTAAACTTGAAGAAAGTGCCTTTTGGAAGGAACCCATCTGTGAAAGTCACATCACATAGCGCCGAGGTATCCCCCGCAGCCACACTAGTGGTAAGCTCAATAGATTCGCTGGTAGTAGTGTTAGCAGCATCCACACTCGGTAGCTGGGGCATAATCATAGTGGAAGATGTTTCCATGTCTGTAATAGCACCAAGAAGCAAATCTACTTCAGTGTCAGCTATTCCTACTAAACCGAAGTTGAGCTCCCAGCGCTGGTGCCCTTGAGACGCCCTCTGTGTTTTAAGTGATACAGTAGTCATATCAAATTGAGGTTCGTTAGAGTAAACCGAGAAAGGTGTTACAATCTGTGAACCGTTGTAATAATAAGTAGCCATAATTAACTCCTAATAGGTCTTGCGATAAGGGGCATACGAGTTTCGACTAACATAACCATAAATTCGTCCGCAACACCGCTATTGTCTTCTTTTGTTGAGACCCAAAAATCGCCATCATTAATCAGGACGCCTTTGTAAAATGCTACATCGCCTAGTTCGGGTCTTTTTGACCAGACGATTTCATATCCGCTATACTCCGCTAAGTCTATAAGGTCATAACCCTCTTGTGCCAACTTAGCAACAAAGTCTTTAGTGGAACTCCAACGAAACTTAATAAGGTCTCTAGCCTTGGATTCGCCGCGTAGAGCTAGGTCATACTCGACAAGTAAAGCGAAACAATCGTTGATTCCTCTTGTGTATTCTGAGCAACTTTTTGTCAGGTTGTCTATCTTGCTGACTGCCTGTTGCAAGGCTTTTGTACGTTCTTCTACTGTGTAATACATAATTCCTCCTGAGAGCCACAGAGTGGGCCATAGGTGAGCGATTAGAGCCTCTGGATAAGTACCCCCATCCAGAGACCCAAATAGTAGTTAGATGCCCTCTTCTATGAACATCTTCACTAGGTCGGCGACGATATCAGAACGAACAATGTCGTTCACGCCAAACTCAACCACAGGGAGGTCAATCCCTGCCTTACGAACCTTCCAGCAGAACTCCACCAAGTCGCGACCGTTATGAACGTCGGACTGAGCGGGGTCTCCCATCAGGACTAGCTTTGTATTTTCTCCAATACGCGTGGTGATTGCTTTTAATTCATCCATACAGAGGTTCTGAGCTTCGTCTACAAGGACGAGAGAATTCTCATAAGAACGTCCACGGATGGTTTCAATAGGTTGAATCTCGATTTGGCCCTTGCTTTTCATATACTCGAACTTACCCTTACCGAAGGCTTTACGAAGCACTTCAAGCATAGGTAGGAGCCAAGGTTCCATCTTTTCTTCAATGGTGCCCGGGAAGTGGCCAAGAGATTTACCAGTAGGGACGTTGGCGCGGGTGAGTACGATTTTCTCGTACCCAGACCGACTGCTTTGAAACAGTTGTGCCACAGTCCCCGCACTACAGAAAGTTTTACCAGTACCCGCACAACCCATAGTCACCGTAATAGGTGAGTTTTTGATTGCGTGAATGAGGTAGTCTTGCTTCTCATTTTTAGGGATAATGTTGAACTTATACAGCTGGTGAATTACAGCTTCACGTTCTTTGTTCTTTTCTGCGTAGCGGGATTTGCGTTTGGACATATAGACCTCTTAAGTTGTAGTGTTACTGATTAGCCGTTGAAAATGCTTACAAGGACAATTACGACGATTGCGCCGATAACTACATACTTAGGGTCAAATTTAAAGTTTTTGAAGTCCATTTTAGTTCTCCGTTTGTTGGGGATTTCTCCCAGATAGAGACACCCCCGTTATTAGGGGTGCCTTATTCTTTTACTCAGGTTTAGTTAGTAACACCGTGTCACCATCACTCCACCGTTACGTTAGGGATGGGCTGAACCGCTTTTAATTCATCAGGGGTTGTTGCCGCATCAATGTCAGGATTTGCAGGGGCATCACGAAGAGCTTGCTTCTGGGCAACAATAGCAGTAGTGTCCGCGCTAGTCTCTAGGGCCTTCATAAAGGCAGCGTCTAGCGCTACAAACTCTGCTTCACGGGCTAAACGGATTTTATCACGCCATAGGTCTTTAGCCTTATCCATGTTCACAGAGATAACCCCCGCCTCCGGGTCACCACCGAAAGACCATGCGTCACGGAAGTTTCGTTCTAATGGGGTTTCGTAGTCTGCTGCATCTACAGACAAAGCCCCGATTTTAATTAGTGTTTTAGACATTTAATTTCTCCTTCTAGTGGCTAGCAGTGCTAAATAATATGCATGGAAACTATACCAGCATCATATTTACTGCTGCCATTACTTGCCTCCGCTCTAACGGCAGATGTCGTCATTAAGGACGCTGTTGCGCCTTCATTTGTTGTGGTTTGCAAAATAAATGTCCTCATGCTTGCAGTTCCTTGGTTCCCCAAGCCGCCCAAGAATGAATATGTTGAATATGGCAAGCTGGATGCAAAGTTGGCGCTATAAACACCCGTCCCGTTATCGGTAATAGACGACACGTTTCCGCTGTCACGAATAGCAACAGTGCCCGTGCCGTTGAAATTAACCCATGCTCTAGCTGTATAAGACTCAACACCAGAAGTGTTTTGAATTGTATCAACTTTAATTGTACTCATTGTACTAGCTCCCATGCATTCCTAAAAGTTCTATCAGTAGG